TTCAACCCAATTTAGTAGACACTGTATTCAGTGCTGAATCTCAATTAATGGTAGAAAAACCCTACCAAAATCCAAACGGATTTAAAAGACTAGGCAATGAGGATCTTTGCGGTAACACTATCGCTCAAAATACTGGTATCTCAATTCGCGAAGCATTTGAAAAAACTGGTGCATTAAATAAACCAGTAGATACCGATATATACATTAAAAGAACTTTTGGTGATGAGAGCCAAGATGTTAAATTATCAAATCATAAATGTATAGTTGATTCTAAAACTGGAAATCCATTAAGCGTTATGTCCAAAACATACACTACACAGGATAACGAACCAATTTATGAAATCTTTGAAAGAAACAAAGATATTCTTTCACTAGAAAATATATGCCTTATGAATAATGGAGCTAGAATTTTTGTTTCAGGAGGTGTAAAAAATTCTGATATGGAAGTATCTAAAGATGATCCAATTCGTAGGAGGTTATGTTTTATTAATTCTTACGATGGTTCGTATTCATTCAAAGTTGTTTCAATAGACTTTAGATTATTTTGCTTTAATCAAATGGGTAGAATAAATAGATCTAAGAATAAATTAGTTTTTAAACATTCAAAAGGTATTAATGACTATGTAAAAAACTTACCTGAGTTTATTTCATGGCAACGTGAGGATCTTAAAAATTCTATTGAAGAATTTAAAGCAATGAAAAATGTTTCATTCAGAAATAGAGCAGAATCTATTGAAGTTTTGAAAAATCTTTCAAAGCAAATGCTTCAAGATAAATTAATTGGATCGGTAGTTGATAAAGAAACAAAAGAAAAAAGGCCAAAAGATTTTGATAAAGATCTTTCAAAAGAATGGGCAGATATTAAAGCTAATTTTATAAAAGAAACTCAAAATTTTGAGATAGCCCCAAATCTTTATAATTGCTTTAATGCTCTAACCTTTCAACAAACACATTGTGAACAAAGAGTAAAAGACGATATAAAAGGTGCAAGAGTTAGGATGGAATCTTTATTAAATGGGAAATGTGGTTCTAGAATTGATTTAGCTAAAAATAAATGTTTAGCTTTAACTCGATAATAAAACTACATCAGGAACTAATTAATTAACGGCTAGATTCTCTATAGATTCTAGCTTTTTTATTGTGATATTTTTGAATGATTTTAAATTGTTTAAGGTACAAATACACGTTAAAATTTTAAAATTATAGGATTCTTACTTATGAGATTATCTAGTTATAGTAAGGGATTTGAGAATCTTACTAAATCTTAAGATGAGATTAGAGGGTAAAAAGTGCTAATTTTTAAGGTTTTTTAGTTGTTATTAAAGTAATATTCTAGTATTGATTTATGTATTTACTTTTGGTAAAATAAGGAAGTAAACCTACCTAAAATTTACAATGACTGTTATTACTGATCCGTTAACAAATTTAGAAAGATCTAAGTTAATGGATAAAAACTACAATTTAACAACACACTGGACAATTAAAACTTATCTATTAGCTCCTACTAATTACAGAGGTACAAGAGTTAAGGCAGTTTTAAAAAGAGACAGTGAAACATCTTGGAGTTTTACACATGATTGGAATTATGAATTATCAACTAAGGAAAATCATATTGAAGCTTGCAAAGGTTTGATTTCTTCTGATTCTTTTTTTAATAATGAGATTTTTGAAATCAAATCTATTGGGTACGATTATGAACATTATTATTTCACAATTGGAGAACCTGACGATATAGCAGAGTTAAGATCTTGGGATGACTAACTCATGTTTTTACTCTCTGTTCCCATTGCTACTTTCTAAACCCATGACCCCCAAACACCCCCGCAACCGCTACCCATTAGCAACCCGCAACAATTTAAATTATGTACGCTTTGCAATGGTTTTATTTATTGTCGGATTTGTACTATCTAGCGTAGTAGACAAAGACGCATTTTCTAAATGTATGAAAGTGTATAACAGTTCCAATATCTGCTACAAGTTAAACTAGATCTGGAGCTCCTACACTATCTCCCTTTTCCCTAGTCTTCACAGTCCGGGGAATTTTTTTTTCTAAAATTTTTTAGGTTAGGGGCTACGTTGCAAACATTCAGCGTTGTATACAATAGATCCTGAACCTACTGATAAATCAGAGCATAAGTGATAAATGTACTACAATATAATAGTACTACAATATTACTTTAATGTCAACTATTTTTCTTAGGCTCTACCGAAATTGATAGCTGTGGAGCGTTTAAATTGATGTTCTCTACACTCTCCCCTACTACTTTACCAAGAGAATCTAGTATCTGAGCAGCCGTTTGTAGCTGACCTTTCTTAACTGCCTGTTCAAAAAGCCTCATCCTCATTCCCTGGAGTCGTGAAATCATCTTCTCTCTATCCTGTTCCCAATCCTCATCGTTCCATTTCTTTACTTGTTTCCAATCGCTCCAAGCTGTATCTATGCCAATGCCTTCTCTTGCTGAGTGTTCATGTACTAATTGCCTGGTAGTTTTACCTGTTAACTGCTTTGAGTACAATCTTTGTCTTCTCGCTTCTATTACTGCATCAGGTTGTCTCTTGCCACACACTCTCCCATCTTGCAAAGCTCTCTCAGATGTAAATTGACCATTTGTATTACGAAGAACAGAATCAGCCACGGACTAAATTTGTTGTTAATACTTGAATAATAACCCTAAAAATACCGTTTAGTCGATAAAAACACAGAAATACGTCAATATTTAAGCTATTCTTTACTACATGAGCACAAAAACAGCCGAAAATCTCTCCCTCCGATGGGCACAGGGGGAGGTGTTCAACGCAAAAAACCGATTTAGAGTCCTCGTGGCTGGCAGAAGATTCGGAAAATCCTATTTATCCTGTATCGAACTACTAAAAGCAGCAATAGACCGCCCTGGCGAAACCTATTTCTACTGTGCCCCAACCTATCGCATGGCAAAAGACATCGCCTGGAAAGAAATAAAGAAACTAATCCCGCCAGAGTGGATACAATCTAAAAACGAAACTGACCTCAAAATCGAACTAATCAATGGATCGCTAATCGAACTCAAAGGAACCGAAAACGCAACAACCCTACGTGGCCGAAGCCTCGCTGGAGTAGTACTTGACGAAGCAGCCTTCATGGATTCCGATGTCTGGTTCCAAGTAATCAGACCAGCCCTCGCAGATAAACAAGGTTGGGCACTTTTCATCTCTACTCCCGATGGAACGGCCTCGTGGTTTTACGATTTATGGTGCTACGTTCCAGAAGATGAAACAGGTGATTGGAAACGCTGGAGCTTCACAACAATAGACGGGGGTAATGTTCCAGCCGAAGAAGTCGAAGCAGCCAAGGCCCAACTAGATAACAGAACATTTAAACAGGAGTTTGAGGCAAGTTTTGAAAATCTCACTGGTCTTGTTGCAGTCTCATTTTCAGATTCCAACATTTCTACCGAAGCGGAGGACATATCCATCGCCCCACTCTTACTAGGAGTCGATTTTAACGTAGATCCACTTTGCGGCATATGTGCAGTTCGTTATCGAGAGATCCTTTACGTCTTTGACGAGATAATTTTGACGGGTGGTGCAACAACCTGGGATTTTGCCGAAGAAGTTACAAATCGTTACGGAGTAGATAGACGCATCATCGCTTGCCCCGACCCAACGGGATCTGCCAGAAAAACATCAGGAGTAGGATCAACGGACCACACTATCCTGCGTAGAAGCGGATTTACTGTGTCATCTCCCAAATCTCCCTGGAAAGTCCGTGACAAAGTAACTGCAATAAACACCGCACTATATGACGCAATGGGGGAACGCAGAACTTTAATTCATCCACGCTGCAAAGAACTGATAAAGTCTCTCCGCACTTTGACTTACGCTCCAAATACAGGTATGCCAAATAAAAACCTTGGAGTTGACCACGCATTTGATGCTTTCGGCTACCTTTGCCTCCAACAATTTAACCTTGCCAAGCCAGAGACATTGGGGCAAACTTCGTTTAGAATATACTAAGAACTACCTAATTCTTACTATGTACCACTCAACTACAAAGAAAAAGAAGAGTTTACCCATCTGCTTACGCTAACGCATGGCTTGTACGAGAGTACAAAAAGCGTGGTGGCACTTACCGAGTGGAGAAAAAACGTGGCAAGAAGTAGTGGCGGTCTAACTCGTTGGTTCAAAGAAAAATGGGTAGATGTCAAAACTGGTAAACCCTGTGGCCGATCAAAAGGCGAAAAACGGGGCTATCCAGCTTGCCGACCCAGTAAACGTGTCTCAAGTAAGACACCTAAGACTACTGGAGAGATGTCAGCAGCCGAAAAAGCACGATTTAAACGTGAAAAAACAGGCAGCAAGAAGATAACATACCAACATAGACGTAAAAAACGCAAAAAGAGTTAAAAATGGCTAAATCTCACGCAATGGCAAGATGTCAAGGTTACATCGCAAGTGTCAAAAAAGGTAAGAAAAAGAAAACTAAGGCAAAAAAGAAGAAAAAATGAGTGTAAAATCTCATGTAAAGCGGTAACATAGAGTTATCTAGGAAAAATCATGCCTAAAAAGTCCTATTCTGCAAAACAAAGGAAATTAGCTGCTGTTGCACCTCCTAGAGATGGAGTTTATGAAAAGACGTATGCGAGCAGGAGACACTTTTACCCAAGCCCATAAAAAGGCACAGGCAAAGGTGGGCAAATAATGGCTAAACGTAAAGGAGTCAGTCTATCTGTAGGAAGAGGTGAGAAATCCAAAAAGGGTGGCCTGACAGCAAAAGGCCGTGCGAAATACAACAGAGCAACAGGATCTAACCTCCAAGCACCTGTAACTGAGAAGAATCCAACAGGAAAACGTGCAGCAAGAAGAAAATCTTTCTGTGCTCGTATGAAAGGTATGCCAGGTCCATTAAAAGACAAAAAAGGCAGACCCACGAGAAAAGCGTTAGCTTTAAAAA